GTCAGGCGTTCGGCATCGTGCTGGGCGTCATGGCCGGCTTGGCCATCCCCTGCCAGACGGTGACGCCCGCCAAGTGGAAGAAGGATATGAAGCTCAACACCGGCAAGGACGCAGCCCGCGCCAAGGCCGCCCAGGTCTGGCCAGCGCATGCCGGCGAGTTCAAGCGCGTCAAGGACGACGGCAAAGCAGAGGCCGGGCTGATCGGCCTTTGGGGGGTCAGTGTGTCCAAATAATCCGGGTATTGACGTTTGCCGTAGCTGTTGCGATAATCTCACCAACAACCAACCGAACGAGGCAGAACGATGGCAATCAAACTACGCGGCGAAACGTACTGGATCGACGTCATGGTCAAGGGCAGGCGCGTGCGCGAGTCCCTCAAGACCAGCGACAAAGAGCAGGCCCAGGAGCTGCACGACATCCGCAAGGCTGAGCTCTGGCGCACGGGCGTGCTCAAGGAAAAGCCCAAGAAGACCTGGGACGACGCCACCAAGCGCTGGGTGACCGAGCGCGGCCACAAGAAGTCGATCCAGGACGACAAGGACAAGATCGAGTTCCTCAAGGCCGCGCTCGGCAAGAAGCAGCTCTCCGAGATCGATCGCGACATGCTCGAGGAGGCCCTGCCGCAGGACGTCAAGCCGGCCACCCGCAACCGCTACCGCGCGCTCATCCGGGCCATCCTGCGCGCTTGCGAGCGCGAGTGGGACTGGCTGGACAAGGCGCCGGTGCTGCGCACCGAGCAGGAGCCGCGCCGCCGCGTCGCATTTTTGACGCAGGAACAGGCGACCAATTTGATCGCCGCGCTGCCGGAAAAGTACCGGTGTCTTGTCCGTTTCGCTTTGCTCACCGGGTTGAGAAGATCGAACGTGCACGGCCTGCGCTGGGAGAACGTGAACCTTGAGCGCGGGATGGTGATCGTGCACGCCGACGAGGCCAAGGCCGGCGAGCGCATCCTGGTGCCACTCAACAGCCAAGCCCGCGACATGCTGGCCGCGATGCCTGAGCCCCGCGAGGGCCTGGTGTTCAACGTGCCTGAGCGCATCAGCCCGACCACCTGGACGAACGCCTGCAAGCGCGCTGGCGTGCCCTGGCTGCGCTTTCACGACCTGCGCCACACCTGGGCCAGCTGGCACGCCATGGCCGGCACGCCTCTGTCAGTGCTGCAGGAGCTGGGCGGCTGGTCAACGCCATCGATGGTCAGGAAATATGCCCACCTGTCGCCTGAGCATCTGGCTGACGCAGCCGAGAAAGTGCGCCTGTAAAATGGCAAGGCCGCAGGGTGCTACCAACACCTTGCGGCCTCTGACCACAAACGAATGGAGCTCGTCATGGCTTGCGAAATCTTACCTCACGTCACCCCAAAAACGATTGCCGCGTTCAATGCACGCGCTGGCAAGCAGGACGGCTGCTGGGACTGGTTGGGCTTGATTGATGGCGCCGGGTACGCCAGGATCTCACTCACCAAGAATCTGAAAATTGGCGCGCACCGATTCTCATACGCTATGCACTACGGCGTCGAGCCCGGCAAGCTGTTTGTCTGCCATCGGTGCGACAACCCACGCTGTACCAATCCAGAGCACCTTTTTCTTGGCACACCGTTGGACAACACCCGAGACATGTTTTCAAAGGGCCGACAAGGAAGGTTTGACGGCGAGAAAAATCCTCGAGTGATTTTGACCGAGGAGGATGTCGAGAACATCAAGGTTGCGTCCGCTGCATGGATGTCGAATACCGAGCTCGGTCAGCTGTACGGCGTGACACATTCGACAATCAGCGCGATCAAGCGAGGAAAGACTTGGCACAAAATTGGCACAGTGGCTGTTGTGCCCGAGTTTTCAAGTCATGCAAGCCGTTGATTTTTTGGGGAGGCGGGGGCCGGGTACGATCCGGCGTCTTCGGATTTGCAGTGCGGTCAGGCATTCGCAAGTGCCTGATTACAAGGGGTTTATTAATTTTGTGTCGTGCCGTGTGGGGACTGTGACGGCACATCTTTGGCACAAAAAATCCCCCGCTCAAGGGCGGGGGAGTAACTCTCTGGCAACTGCGAATTGATTATGGCACGCCTGTCAGAAAAAGGTCGCGCTCAGCCCCGCGCCGCCTAACCAGCCCCTTGAGCACCTGCCCTCCGGCCTTGGTCCACTGCATGAACGCGTCAGCCGCGCCAGGCCAGTCCTCACGGGCAATGCGCTGACGGATGGCCGAGCGCTGGAAGTTGCCTAGACCCACGTTGTAAGAGAAAGCGACGCAAGCATCAAAGCAGCCCTGGTGCCCAGCCAGATTGGGAGCAAGTCGAAGAACACCAGATTCAAAGCTGCTGATGTCGTTCTTGAAAATCTCAACCAGTTCCTCTTTCTTCCAGGCACGGTTATCTCCAGGTCTTAGTGGGTACTCTCTGCGCAGGAGGCCCGTGTAGCCTTCCTTGCGCACCATCGGTAACTTCAGTTGGTCTTGGTACAGGACGTGGCCCCAGCCCACCGTCCACATGTGGGCGCTGCACTGGTAGGGTTTATCCCGATACCCCTCAAACTGGTGCATCAGGTGAACGCCAGCCTCGCTGGTCTTCACTTCTTGCCCCAGCCGCGAGAGCCGAACCAAAAGCCGATGATGCCGCCCAGCATGGACATCTCATCCGGGCTGAAGATGATGTCGCTAAAGCGGATCAAGTCATCAATCGACTGAATCATTTTGTCGTTGTACCAAACGTACCAGCCCAGCCAGGCGTTGATGGCAACGAGTTCAATGACGAAGATATAGGTGATGGTCGGGCGCACGGTGCCGATATAGTTAGCCACCCAGCGAGAAGACCTTTTAAGCACCTCTTTATCGTGCTCTTGAGCGCCCTTGGTCATTTCGGCTTCTGCCTGAGCCATCTGGGCCTGGGTTTGCATCGAAACCTGCTCAGTGCGGAATTCCTCAATCTTGGCTTGGGCCGCAAAGCCCTCTTTGGCAAGCGCGAGTTCGCGCTCTGACTGTATGCGAGCTAACTCTTGCTCATGTTTCTGGTCGGCCTTGGCCTGAAAAAAATCAAGCAGTTTCGGTAAGCCCGAAATCAAAAGGCCGCCAAGCGTCGAAATCAGTGAAAGCATCTCAATCTCCTAAACCGGCCATCGCCAGCAACTTGTCAACAATCTTTTTCGCAAGCGGGTCCGGCAGCTTGGGCAAGATGGTCAACAGAACATCGAAAGCCAGCCAGTAGTAGAAGATTCGGATGAACTTCTTAAGCCCCTTGTCCAACTCTTTCATCGCGGTGGGCCAATGCCATTTCACCGCCCACAGCCCACCTTGCGGCAATAGACCAGCATTTCCCAGCCGCCCCACAGCAGCACGCCAAGCAAAACAACCGAAATCACAACAGCAACGGTGATTTCAATCATTTCTTCTTCGCGTTGTTTCTTGAGTTTGGCTGCGCGTTTTGCAGCGCCTGCGGCCTTGGCAGTCTCGACGTTCATTTGGGCTTCTCGCGCCTTGATGCGCTGCCAAACATCCATCTTGTTGGCCTGCCAGAACAAGTCTTTGAGTTGATTCTCAAACTCGCGCTGGGCTTCAATAGCGAGTTCCAACTCCATTGCCTTGCCCATGTTGGAGCCGCTGCTCTTGGCTTGCTGAGCGGCTGCAACAGCCTGCGCTTTTGCGTCGAAGTATTTACCCAAAACCGGGCCAAGTGACTCTACGTTATCAACGGTAGCGGACGCCTTCTTTACTAGGGCGACCGCTTTGTTTACCGCATCGAGAGCCTTATCCGGGTCAAGCAAGAGGTCGATCATGTCGGCCTCACTTCGGCATTGCGCCGTGACCCGAAACCCACATGACAAAACCGACGGCTGCTGCCCCGGTAAGCCATGCGAGTTTCTTCAGAACAGATTTGCCGACTTCGGTGTAAACCTTTTCAAGCGCCACCTCAGCGGCGCGTTCGGCAATGTGCTCAATTTGTGCGTCAGTGAGTTCCACCTGCTTGGCTGTCATCGGTACTGCTTTCTTCTTTGGGAAGCTGCTCCTGCGCTTGGTCGCGAATCTTGGCCGCGAGGGGCCACACATTCGTCTCAGTCGGGAGCTTCCCCAAAAGGTTCAGCAAACCATTGACTTCATCGAGGCTCAGCTTGACGGTGATTTCCATTTGTTTTTCCAGTGGGTTGTCGTGGGATTGAGGTGTTCTTGTTGTGTGGCGATTATCGCATCATGCTGCCCAAGGCAAAGGCGGCGTGACGACCGGGGGATTGATCTGGTTTTTGATCTGCTGCTGCACAGCGGCTTCAGTGGCGGCCTTGTCTACGCCGTTGGCCCAGATCCAGCCAAGCACTTGCGTCTCGGTGAGCTGTGCGTAAGGCGTGAAGTCGGGGCCTGTGGGGGCAGGCAGCGAGCAGGTGGAGTACACCTGGCCGGTGTAGGTCTGGCCGCTGGCAGTCTGCTGGCCAGAGCAGGTCCAATGCACGGTGAAGACCACATCGGTTTGACCGTCGGCCTGCGGGTAGCAGTCCATGGCGGTAATGTCCCAGGTGATGGTGGTGCTGGTTAGCGTGTCAGTCATTTTCATTTTCCTTCAAGTTGTGCCACACGGGCGCGGAGTGATTGGATTTCTGCCCACATAACAGGCACAAGCGCAGATGCGTCCATTTGCTGATACACAGGGTTTCCATCAGCATCTACAGCATCTTTTTCGCCTGTGTGAGCATAAGATGGTGTTTCATGAGCGATAAACATAGGACGTTCTTGAGTAGCGCCTTTCATTTTGCCCATGTACACAGGCACAGAATCAATCACGCTGCCACTATCTTGAATCGGCCCAGTAATGTCTTTGGCACGATAGTCTGATGTTGTGTTGAACGAAACAAGGCCCGCAGCACGGTTGTACGTAATACTGCCTCTAGAAGTTGCCGCAGTTTCAGTTATGAACTGAATGAACGGGTTATTACCAGTGGTAGCGGCATTCCAGCAGTTGAAGTTGTAATCAGTGCTGTTGTTCTTTGTGTAAAGCGCTTGATTTGATCCTGGCGCAACTACAGACAAACGCTCATTTGAGTTTTGAGACGTTGTCCCCACCAGCAAGTTGCCATTCGCATCCAGCGTCATCGCCTGAGTAAAGCTGATGGCGTTGCCTGCTGTGCCGGAGGGGGCGGTGTACCAAATGTGTTTGCCTTGGTACTGTTCATAATTGCTTGCGTACGTGCTTGTCTTATATCTGTACGAACCGCCATCACTATATGCGTTTGCAAATAACTGCATATCTCCAACAGTGCTGTACGCAGTCAGTGCCACGCCTCCCGGAAGTTCAACAGCTTTATAGCTTGCCCCCCACGCACTCGGCGTCACCCCGAGGCCGAGGTTGCCGGAGGAGTCGAGCAGCATACGGCTTGTATATGTGCCGCTTAGTTCTGCCCCATTATCAGCAGTCGTCAACCATTCCCAGCCAACACCACCAATAGATGCATTCCTTGCGGCACGCATTAAAGCGCCACCAGTCACTCCAGCGCGAGCAACTTCGTAGCCAGAATAAAAAAGGCTTCCGCTTAATGCAGAATAAACGCGTACAGTTGTGTTTGATGCAGCAGATTCGACTGTAAGTTTTGTAGAAGGCGAACTCGTCCCAATGCCCAGACCTGTGGAGGTCAGGCGCATTTGTTCGGAGCCAGCAGCGTAAAACGCAACTGGGTCGCTACTCAGCGCACCGATCAGCGGGAGATTGCCTGAGCTAATACCAAACAGGATGTTTTGCGTCCCATTGGTGGCTTGAAAATAGCCGTTATTTCCAGATGAATTGGAAATCTTAAAACCATACCCGTTCACAGAACTTGTAACAGTCCCGCCTAATCCCAAGTTCGTCCCATCAAACGTCAGCGCACTGCCCGTGGTCAGGACTTTGGAGCCGTTGAGGTAGGCCACGCCGTTGGCAGTGCCGGCGGAAAGAGTTGGGTTGTTGGCGATGCCTCCGTTGACAGTCAGTGCGCCTGTCAGCGTTGTCGCGCCAGTCACGCCCAGAGTGCCGCCAATGGTCGTGTTGCCAGTGGCCTCAAACGTGCCAGTGATCTTCGCGCCAGTAGCAAGCCACTTCTGAATCTCAATGCCAGTGACGAGGAAGCGCGTATCAGCCGACCCGTAGCGATACAGGCCGGTGTTGGTTTCGCTCGCCCACGCCAAACCAGGCGCAGTGGAGGTGCCGTCAGCAAGACGCAAGGCAGCCGTCATACTGCCCTGCCCCGAACGCGACAGAGAGTCGGTCAGCGCGGAAGCGATGTCGCTCAGCGTGGAGTTGGCCCAAGATGACTCAATGAGCGTGCCCGTGACAACCGGGTTGCCAGCGGGAAGCGTGTAGGTTCCAGAGGAATTGCGGGACATGTCTTACTCCTTATTGCTGTGCTGTGTTGACGCCGATGCTGCGGGCCAACGAAATGACGCCCTGCGGGCCATATTTTCTCAGTGCTTCATCGACAGTTTGCATAGGAACCCCACGCAGCGTCAGTGCTTGCACGGCAGATTTGTATGCTGGCTCGACGCCTTGCATGAGGAACTGCGATCCCATGCGCGAATACGCTGGAACGGCGACCGCGCCAAGAGCGGCAGCAGTCCCAAGATCCGCGCCGGTTGCAGCGCCTGCGCCAAGGGCGCCAGCGCCCCACATCATCCTAGTGGCTGTGCCGCTGTCTGGAACAGAGTCGCCAAGCACGCGCTCCGCTTGACGAGTCATTCGATTAAGGCGATCGAACGGCGCTTCACCAACAACACGCGGCGAAGTGGCAGCCGCTTGAGTTGCTTGCGCGGCTTCATTGGCAACACCAGAGGTAGACTGACCAGCGCGATTGCGCAAAATATCTGTAATCGCTTGCTGACGAACATCAGTAGAAACTGGATAGCCGTAACCAATCCGATTCGTTTCCATTGGCAAGCGACCTTGACCAGAAGCCAGTTCAGCAAACTCAGGAATGATCGGCCCCCTGCCAGGAGCGCGTGATGCTGTTTGCTCGGTAGCTTGAGCGGCATCCTGAACAGGCGTTTTGGGTGTGCGGAATTCGGCGCCGCGAGTGGCGTTGTTGAACTGCGAAGTGTCGGACGTTTCGATAGACCGACGCAAAGAGTTCGGAGTGAAGCGCCCAGCAACTTCGTTGCTTGCAAGGTTTTGATTGCCGCGATACCCGCCTGCGCGGTCAAGTGCGACAAAGGCGCGCCATGCGCGATTGTTTTCAAGCAGCTCTTTGCCAGCACCAGGCACTGCCGCGTCAGCCATTCCTGCCAGTGAATCGCGCCAAGTGTCGTGAACACGAGAAAGCGCCTCTGCAATCTGGCGCTCTTCCGCAACAGAAGAACTGCGCTTGGTGTTAATCACCTTCAGCAAGTCTGATTCAATTCGTTTGGCTGTTTGACCATCAATCGAATTGCCCCGACCAAGCATATTGTTTGCGACATAGTTGCGAACATATTGCTTGGATTGATCGTTCAGCCCAAGATCACCAGATGCTGCTGCCCGCTTGGCGGAATTGATAATTGGCTCTCGCTCAAGATTCATGCGAGGAATCTTGTCCAAGATTTCATCGTACTTGTTGCCCAGCGTCTCACGCGCAGCCGTCAGCGCTTCGTCCCCAAACCCCTTTGCACCAGGCACAGCGGTCTGAATGGCTTTCTCGTTGAACTCGTTGACAGAGCGGTTGCGAGCGCCGCGAATGACGTCACCAACCAATGGCAGCGACTTCAGCTTTTGCTCGGCGGTATTGACCGCGCCCCCGATGGCTTGGCCAGGAGTAGGCTGAATGCCTTGAGCCATAAGAGCTTCAGCATCCTTGCTGATGAAAGGCTTGATGGCGCCACCAATCACACGGTTGGCGGCCATACCAACGCCAGTGCCAACGCCGCCAGCAACAGCGCCAGTCGTGCGGTCTTCTGGGCTGGTCAACGCGCCGTAGCCTGCACCGAGTCCCAGCTGGGAAAGTGCCCGAGTGAGCACTGGGGCGGCGGCAGTGGCTTTTGTAACCAAGGCGCCAGGCGCGGCGCTCATTGCGACATCGGCGCCGATTGCGCCGATCGTAGCAGGTGCGCCGCCCTCGTCTTGGAAAGCGCGGCCCTGCTCTAGCAATGCTTTGTCTTCAGGTGTCAGGTCTGTGAACAAGCCTTTGAGGCCCATTGCCGCGCGATCCCAAGAAGACTTGGCGCCGCCCAGCGTGCGTTTGAGAACGCTTGCGCCTCCAATGTCTTCACCCGCGTATTCAGACGCCAGATCGCGCTGAGACGAGGGGGCGGACTCAGCGCCCTGAGCGCGAACGCGGGCCGCGGCCAAGGCCATCGCCTTCTTTTGCTCGAGCGTCATTTCCATAGCGCTTTTTCCTCTGGAGTCATGGCTGCCCAGATCTTTGGATCAACGCCAGCTGGTGCGTTGCCGCCCTGCTTTTGATCTCGCCGCTGAGGGGCCACGAAAGGTTGGCTGAAGTCAATTTTGCCGCCTTGCGTGCGATAACGATCCTTGACGTCAGCACTGAAGCCGCCGCCGAGGTTGGACACAGCCTCGTTGACCTTTGGAAGCACCACGTTCTGGTAAGCGTTCAGGAAGTCTTTTTCGCTGAATTTGCCAGAGGCCATGTTTGACAAGGTCTGGCGCTCATATTCGTTGAGCGTCACGGCCTGACCAGAGGCGGCACGCAACAGTTCGTTGGCCACGTTCTTGACCAGCGAGCGATTGGCGCGGCCTTCTTGACCAGCCGCCAAGCCGCCCACATCCACGCCAAGCACGCTAATGTCGCTGCCGTAACCAACGCCAGGGATGCTCTTGCCTTCAGGCACATAGTTGCCCAGCATGTTGTTGAGTTCACGCACGCCAGCCACAAGGTTGACGTACTCGTCAGCGCGCTTGGACAGGTTGGCTGTGCCTTCGCTCAACTGCTTGTCTTTGCGATCGGCAACGGCTTGAGCTTGTTGGACCTGGGTCGTTGCGGCCAACTGACGGCGCAAGTCAAGGCCCTGTTGTTGCATTTGCAAACCCATCAGCCGCAGCTGGTTTTGCATGTCCTGAGCTTGACGTTGAGCCGCAATCCGCTCACGCGCTGTCTCAGCCGTCTGAGAAAGCGTCTCGTAAGCCTTTGCCTGCTGCATAAGGAACTCGGCCTTCTTCGCTTGAACATCCTCAGCAGCGCCAGCCTTCTTCAAAAGCTGAGTTTGAAGCGGCTGGAAGCCTTCGCCCGCGTATTGAGCGGCCAAGGCGTTCAACATGGCACCTTCACCAGCGCCCTCGTTCTTGTCGAGGTACTTTTGGTACATGTCCTCGCCCTGCGAGTACAGGTCAGCCGCACGCTGGCGGTAGTCCATCGGCTGACCGATCGCGGCTCGCGCATTTGGAAGCACCGATTGACCGGGCTGTACGTTGTCGGTCAGCGTGCCGCCTTTGGACTTGGCGCGAGTCTTCTTGAGGACAAACCCCTCAGAGGGAATTTCCTCGTCGTTGGTATAGAGGCTGTAATCGGCCATGATGTACTCCGATCAGTAGCCCGGGTTGTAGCCGCCGCCTGCGTCGATGTTGTCGCCCATCAGCGATTCGGTCGAGGGAGGTGTGTAACCGGACTGCTGACGCTTCTTACGCAGTGCCTCCAGCATGGCCTTTTGACGCGCGTTCATGTCGGCCATGCCTGCGTCGACGCCGGTCTGACCTTGCTTGGCCAAGTAGGCTTGGCCAAGCTGGCTGACAGCACCAGCGAGGCCTGGGCCAACGTAGTGCTTGCCAATCATCTGGCCCTCTTGAGCCTTCAAAGCATTGCCGCGCAACAGGTCAACCATTGCTTGCTTGCGCTTCATCTCGTCCTGCTCGGGCTTCATTGCGCCCATCTGAACGAGGTAATCAAACATCAAGCTGTCGTCCATCACATACTCCTTGCAACGTCATGGTGTTGCTGTTTTGCGCTTACATATGCCGCATGAGCGGCAGACGCGGTTTCAAAATATCCAAGATGTTTTGCACGTCCGCCTAAGCGTATTGTTGCGTGCCACTTCTTGTTCCTTTCGCGCCATGCAACGCCTTTAAACCCGCTTGCGTTGTCGGCTCGAACACTCCAAATGTTTTGCGAATTCTGAGCGGCTGTCGCGTTACGCAGATTCGTAAATCTGTTGTCATGCTTGTTGCCGTTCATATGATCTATTTGGTCAGTAGGCCAGTTTCCGGTCATGTAGAGCCACGCCAAGCGATGTGCTCGATACTTCTTCCCATCCACATAAACCATGACGTACTTAGACTTTTTACTGCCAACAGAACGCCCAGCGGCCCATTGTTTTTGGCCGAGCTTTGACACGAACTCACCCGTTTCAGGGTTGTATTCGTACAGTTCTTTAAGGCGTTCTTGCGTTGTCATAGCGATGCGTAATTGACCATCAGGAAGCCGTTGGCGTGACGCTTGACCAGGTCAGGACGCACTGCCTCGACCTCTTGTGCAATCACACCGCGTTGAGGCATTCCCATCATTGTGTACTCGTAAATTCCCACACCAATCTCATGGGTGCCAACACGCTTGATGTTGGACTTCAGGCGACGGTCGGAGAACATGTACGCAGCAGCCAAAGTGCCAGCCGTGCTCCAAAGTTGGTTGTTAGCCGCGTTGGAGGCGTTGGCCGCGCCAAGCTGCGCGTCATAGCTGTTCTGAGCCGCGCCCATGTAGTTGGGCGTAGCGGCCAAACCAGCCGTGTTGTAGTTGTTCATGGTTGGGTTGCTGACCGACTGACCATTGAGCAGAGCATTCATCTCGCTCAGTGGCAGGCCGCGCAACTGAAGCTGCTCAGCCAGCATGTTCTGACGCAGAGCGTTTTGATTTGCCGCTTGAGTGTTGTTTAGCCCGTACTGTTGAGACAGGGCTTGGTTCTGAGCGTTCATGCGAGCGATGTCCAGCGCGGACGCCTGATTCAAGGCCGCATTGTTGAAGTTCGCCAAGCCCTGGTTCTGGTTGTACGTCTGCTGAGCAGAACCCATCTGCATGTTGTACAAGCGCGAAGCCTCATCACCAGCTTGGGCGTATGCGTTGTAGCGCTCATTGGATTGAGCGTTTTGCAGTTGGCCCATGGCGCGGTTGTAGGCTTCAGAGCCAGGACGCAAGCCTTGGTTCGACAGCTTGGTTTCCAGGGAGCGAGTCTGGTAGTCCTGAGTGGGCTGAAGCTTCTGCATCAGTTGCGTCGCAACTTGATCGCGGTAGCTGGAGTCATACTGAGGAACGTTGGCAACGTTGAAACCAGTGTTCAGACCTCTGGAGTAGTCGGTGACATTGGTTCCAAGGTTCTGCGGCGCGTTCGCCATTGTGAACGCGGGCAGCGAGGCCGTGTCAACCGGGTTGGCGTATGCGTTCTGCACTCGGCCAAGCATGGACGCGGCCAACTGGCTGCGGTCCCCCTGCAACCCGATTTGGGCGTCAAGGGCACTCTTGAGGCCAGGAGCCAGAGAAGTGTTTTGCGTCCACTGCGTAACAGGCTGACCAGTCGATGGATCAATGACCGACTTGGAAGACCACGACACATCACCCCAGGGGTTGCTCTGGTTAGCGCGGTTGGCATAGTTCTGAGTGTTCAGGTTCTCCTTGGAGATTTGACCCTGCTTCTCAGCCAATGCCATGTAGTCAGGTGCTGCTGGCGAATCTGCGCTCTTTCCCATGTTCTTTCTCCTTGATCCAACGGCACTCGTCAGCCGTCATTTCAAACATCACACTGTCAACGGTGCGTAGGATTTCTCTATACCCCAATTTTCGCACTAACCTCAAACTGTCTTCGTTCTGATCGTCAATCAGCGCATACACAACGGACTTGCCGCAGTCTTGGAATGGGTACTTGAACGCGGCCCGCAGTAGCTGCCTGGTCAGGCTATGAGGCGAGTCAAACGCCACATGCATGAAGCAACTTTCCCGAGTCCAGTTCGCATACCCCACCGCAGCCGCAACCGTTCCGTCACTGCGCATCAACCCAATCGTCCTTAGATCACTACTCCAAGGAATGTGGTTTCTCTTGTTCAGCCACTCCCAGACCAGCGGAGGCTGGCCCGGTTTGTCTGTAACAAGGTCCATTACCAGCCAGTCCCCGTAAAGCCGCCGCCGTTGTAGCTGTAATAGCCACTGTTGGAGCCATCGCTGTACGAGTTGTTGTACTTGCTGGAACTGCCAGAAGACGCCTGAGCCAACCGTGCCTGCTCAGCCAACTGGGCCAAGCCAGCCTCATAGTCGTTGATGGCAGCTTGCCCACCCTGCGGGCTAAAACCCCGAGCAATCGCCTGCTGCGTGTACACCCCGTTGGGGTCCAGCTTCTTTTGCAGCATGCCCAACGAAGTCAGGCCAAAGCCATCTTGAAGGAATTTGGTCACAGCGCCAAAGTTGGGATGGTCTGCATACCACTGAGCTTGCTCTTGCTCGCTCATGTTCCCCCAGGTGTTGGGAATCGAGTTGTCGTTTTGACGCGGGGCGCCACCAGAGCCGCCACCAGTTGAGCCAGACCCAGACCCAGCGTCAGGGGTGGCCGCGTGGTACGTGTGAGCCTCAATCCAATCCTTGATGTACTGAGGATCGGCGTCCTGCATGGTCTGAACTGCGGGAGCGTTTGCCTTGCCCGCATAACTCTGAGGAATCAGGCGGCCAATGCTGCTGGCAGGAGCGCCAGGCGTAGCAAAACTAGTGAACCCAAGGCTGCCGCCATCACTTGCAGCAGGCGCAGAGCCGCGCAGGGCTGAAATCAGGTTGCTTGCGTATTCGTTTGCCATTACATCACTCCTCCAAGTTCAGTCATCACATGCATGGAGGTAAAGATGGTTCCAGGAAATCCGCGCACCTTCATGCGTACAGAGCCGTAGTAGCCCAGCCCAAACACGCCAACCCAAGCCTGGTAGGTGTTGGCCGCGCCTGCGAAATAGGCTGAGTTCCAGTTGCTGGTGTCCCAAACGCCGCTGGTCGGGTCATTGAACGCGGGAGCGCCGGAGACGTTGGCAACGGAATACTGCGTGTTCAGTTGCAACTTGACGCTGGGCGCGTTGGGGGCCAAGAAGATCGGTCGCACCATCTGGAACTTCTTGAGTTGCGCAGGGGTGCCGAACGCATTGAACGCGGTCTGAACATCAGCCTCAATCGCATAGCCGTTCAGACCAGACGAGTCGGAATTGTCGTAGTTGCCAAACAAGCCCTTGATGATCTGGCCGCTGTTGTCAGCGTAGTAAAGCTGGTTGCCGAACATGCCAGTGGCAACCATGTTCATGTTGGTAAACGAGCACCAAGCCCCAGTAATGGTGTTCATCACGTACTGGACGTACACGCCATATTGGTTCTGAGGCACCTGGATGACCAAGATGCTTTCGTTCGGGACAAGAAACACGTTCCATGTCTCTTGGTCTTGCAGCGCGGCAATCAGGGGGCCAAGCACCGGCTGAATCTTGGACGCGGGCATCTGGTTGGATGCCGCCTCGTTGTACTGGCCTGACACCAGCTTGGACATGGGAATCAGACCCTGAACACTTAGGATCATCACGTCACCACCAAACGGCGTGAAGTACGTGCCATAACGAGGCACAGGACCGATGTACCAAATCCCCTTCAAGCCAAACGTGTCAGCCGATGATGGGTCGGTGCCAGTCCAGACGCCAATGTCCCCCTCGGTGCCGATGGCAACAAGGTAGTCATCCAGCGAAAAGCCAGAGTCAATCGTCCAGTTCACAAGGGCGGAAATTGAGCCGCCGTTGCGCAGCACCGAGCCCATAGGGAAAAGCACCGCCGTTCCCTGAATCGCGTCCACATCCTGGAGGTAGTAAACGTCGCTGGACTCTTTGCAGGTGAACCACACGCGCTGCTTCCACACACTGACCGTGCGCGGCAGTGAAGGCATGTTTGTGACGCTGCTGTCCTTCTTGGTCCAGTTAGCGCCGTCGTACACCCAGTAGCCCGCGTCAGGCGACACCGCCAGCAGGTACATGCCAGCGGAGTTGGCAAACTGCACCGTCCACCACAGGTCATCGGTCGAGCCGGTTGACGCGGCAGCAACAGCGGGAGTTCCGCTGGTGATGTCGTAGATGTCTCCACCAGCAGCGGCAAACAACTTGGAGTCGGCAGGATTGGCTGCGTTGTAGCCAAACACGGACTTGTATTGACCAATCGACACGTCGTAGTCAACAAACGTCTGGAAGCCCTTGCGCATCTCCAGCCCCTGTTGGCGCGGAATCAGGTTCTCAAGAACAACCGCGTCCAGAGGGGACATCTCGCTGATGGGGTCACGCAAATTCAAGCCGCCCGTAGGGGGCGGCGTGTTGGCAAGCTGAGATGTCTGAGCAGCAGCCGAAATGGGAGGTGCCTTGTGAGGCTTGATTGGGATGAGTGGCATCAGCTAACTCCGCCACCGTACCCGGTGTCAGGCGTATTGGTCAGAGGCTGGATGTACGGGATGCGGAAGTCGCGGGCCATCGACAAAACAGCCGCGCCCTGCTTGTCTGCAATACGAGCCTGGTACAGCGCGTAGTAGTCGCGCATCGCAGCACTCGAATCCAGACCCTTCATCTCCAGCCACTTGGCGCGAGCGAAATACGTGACAACGTTGGCGTCCAGAAGCGACTTGTCGCCGTTCTGGGTCATCCGGTTCTTGTACAGCGTCGGGTCGTTTTGATCGCGGACCCAGCAAGACGACAAGTAAAAGAAACTCATCGTCTCAGTGGTGTCAGGGGGCGCAAGCACATACAGCTTGTTGTCGCGCACCTGCCAATAGAACGACAGCGTTGGCAGCGTTGTGCGAATCAGAAGCTGCTGCCACATCTGGGGCGACACGGGACCAAGAGAAGGGAACTGCGTTGTCGCGTTCCAGTTGGTCTGGTCAACCCAGCTAAGGAAATCCTCGGGCAAGTCAAACGCCTGCTCCCGCACACCAGCGGGGTCAGCCGTAATCGGCAGCGCATAACGCTTGGTCAGTTCTTGCCACTCATAGTCCGACAGCAGTTCGGTCCCGGCCATGTTCACGGCCTGAACCATCTGCATCACAGCAGGATCAGTGGACCCCGCCGCATCAGAGGGGATGGGATAGCCAACCATCGAGGCCATGTTTTGGACTATCGCCAGCAGCGATGAGTCATTGATGATCTGATAGGTAGCCATCCCTTACCTCTTACTTACTCGGCATCAGCCGTTGCTGCAACCTTACGCGCCTTGCTAGATTGAGTGGCTTGTAGCGCCTCAACCATGGTGCGCAGGTTTTCGATTTCAGCATCACGCTTCTGGAGTTCTTCGTTCATTTTCTCGATGGGGGCGTTGTTACGCGCCACCTCCATGAACGCTTTTGCTCGCTGCTTGTCGGCTTGGAACGACATGAACTTGGAGCCCAAGTTGTCGTTCGCGTCAGCCAACTGCTCCACGGTGACCAACTTGAAGAACTTGTATTCCTCCACCTTCGAAGGAGTCATACCCGGCAGCGCCGACAGCGGCGTACCAGTTACAGCTTCTTCTTGGCCTGCTTTCCACTTGTTGTAGCGCTCTTGGAAACGGTACTCATCTTGTTGAGTCACAGGGCGCTCGATAACAGAGGCTTTGTCTCCAGGGACATGAATGCGAACGTAGTCAACTTCCTTGTACACAGCGCGGCCCTCTTTGCGGCTTTCACCGGGCTGGAGAACTGGCTTGCGGAAGAACTCTACGTACAGCTTGTTGTCCATGCTGAAACGAGTTTCGTCAGGCTTGGCGAAGTCATCAAATTCTTCAAAGTTGGTCGGTGTCGTGGGTTGCATGATGTTTTCCTTTTGTGTTTTAAATCAGTGCCGATCAGGTCGGGTAGTAATACTCGATGTCGGTGGTCGTGGCGGATGCGCCAATACGCCAACCATCAATCGAGTCGCCGGTCAAACCAGTGAGGCCAATGCCCTGAGACACAGCACCAGTGGATTGAGAGCTAGCGGTGTCAACGATTGCAGGAGCTTCTTCGCTCACTGCTGCGCCGTAAGTTGCTGCCATTTCATATCTCCTTCAAAAAACCCGAGTGAGTGGGCTTCCCCACCCGCTCGGGAAAGGGAAGCCCACGACAGGCCCACCAAAATTAGTTTTGGATACGACCTTGGAACTGAGCACCAGAGGTGGTCAGGTTGCCAGCCCACGCCAGGATTTGCACTTCAGCGTCCTGGTTGATGGCGTAGCGACGGTTCGGGCTCAGCGGAACCATGTTGCGATCCTTGTGAGGACGCCACTTGATGTACTTGCTGTTGAGCATGAAGCCGGTGTTGGCCGGGCAATAGCCGCCGATACCGCCGTCCAGAACAACGTCTGCGTCCATGAACTTCAGAGTGGGGAAGCCCAGGTTGCCAGTCTCAGGCGAGGTGAAACGCTGCTGAGCTTGCAGAGAACCCATGTAATAGGTCCAGTAGTTGTTGTCCATGACGATCAGGTCGGGACGGTCAGTGCCGCGAACCAGTTGAGCCCACAGAGCGTTCAGACCAGCCTGAATGGTGGTCGCGCTGGGGGTCACGGATTGGGCGCTGAAGTCGTACAGCTTGGAACGCCAGAAGGTCCAAGTGGCACGGTTGATACCGCCGTAGGTGCCGGTAGTCGGATCAGAGGGGACAGCGGCGTTCAGGCCGGTCACTTCTTTACCGCCAGAGCCGGTGCCGTCCGAGTAGATCGACTGGGCCAGTTGGTTAACCATGGTGGATTCAGCCACGTTCAAGCGGCCTTCCAGCAGGTCGATGAAGGCTTCTTTGCCGCTGTTTTGCAGCATTTCGAGGCCGGACATCACAACGGGCACGGCGTACTGCTTGATGTTGTACTCAGCAGCGCTGATAACGTCCTGAGCAGCCACGGGCAGCAGGTCGTAACCAGAGTAGAAGCCGCCGTTCGCGTTTTCAGCAAAAGACAGTTCTTCAAAGATCACGTTACCGCCGGAGATGGTCTTGACGTTGCCGCGCTGGTTCAGACGGCTAAGCAGGGCGTTGTTTTTGGTCACGTTGTCCGCGATCTGGCGGGTACGCGACTGAATGGTGGTGGCGACAATATCGCTCACATTTGGAAAACTCATGATTTACTCCTCATCTGAGATTGGGTTGAAAAGTCTTGCGACTTACCAGTTTCAGATGCGCCTACGCGAACCGATCACAGTCCGACTGTTGCCGTAGGTGGGACGCCTTGGCGTCTCCTATGGAGCTATGCGGTGGCTGGGGTGCTTTGGCACACCATATCGAGGATTTCCTCGACATGGTGTGATTATGTCATCAGCGTGAGCTAGCAGCAATTGCGTTCTCGATGGCAGAGCGCACATCGGTGGGGTCTTGCTGCATTGCGCCAACCGGAGCGGAGCCCGATACGCTTACTGCTGCCGACCGGGCTTTCTGCGCAGCTTGGGTTGCGCCGCGAGCCTGCTGAGCTTTGGAGCGCTGGGCCAGGACGTTGCGCACGGTGTCATTCATCATGACGGCCTTCTTGTAAGCATCCGACAAGCTAAGGTTTTGGCCGCGCCGCTGAGCCGCTTCCAAAAGGTCGGCCATGTCTTCGCGGACATCGTTGCCAAACTCAGCCTTCGCCAAGAACTGCTCAACCTCATTGACAGCCTGCTGCTGAACAAACTGCTGCTGCTGAAGCTGGGCCTGCTGGAACTGGGTCAACATCTGCTGCACAGGAGCCAAGCGCTGGTTCAGCACCTGCTCCAACTCGCTGTGCTGCGGGCTGTGCTGCTGGGGAGCCTGCCCAGCCAGCGCGGAGTCCAGCATCTCAATGAAGTTGTTGCCAAACCGCCCCACCCCAAACTGTTTGACGATCCCAGCAACCATCGTTGCCAGTTCTGGCCCCGTTCCGGTGCGCAAACGCGCCGCCGTACTCATGAGGTTGTCAATGGCCTGGATTGGGTTGGAGCCCTCAGCTTTGATGAATGCCTCATACGGGGCAATCGTCTTCATCATCACGTCGTAGTTCTTGCGTGCGTCAGCCGACTCTTGCAGCGTGCGCTGCACTTCACTCTCGCGTCGGCTGATTTCTGAGCGCACACCCTCTGGCAGCGTGGCCCAGTGTTCGCGCACGTCAGGCTTCCAAGACGCGGGGGCTTTTGCCCCAGCCTTGGGGCCAGGCGTGATGCCCTCGTCTTTACCCTTAAATTTTCCTTGATCGTCGCGTGGCTGTTGATTTACATCTTGTGCTTTGTCGGCTTCAGCCAACTCGGTCAGGCCAAGAGCTTCTTCGCTGGGCGTCTCGGGCTGAGGGTCGGAGGCAATCTCAGGCTCAACATCAAAGGTGGGCTCAACCGAAACTTCCGGCTCCGGGGTGGGGGTCGGTTCTTCGGCGTCTTTGAACGCGGCCTCAAGGGCGTCGCGCATAGTTGTCGTGGGTTCGGTCATTTTCTTACCTGTTTTGGAGATGATGAATTGCGCGCTCTATGTCGGCACGCTTAAAAGAACCACCGTTTTGCATGTAGTTCTCACGCTCAACCTTGGCTTTCGCCCAGGTGTTCTGGAAGTCGTCCATCGTGGTCAGCCCCTTGGACTTCATGTACTCACGGTGCTTGGTGCGACTTGAAATATCAGTGCCGTCAGGGGCAACCATGCCCTCATAACTGCGATCCCCCCATAGCGCGGAGTCACCGCGAGAGGGGGCTGTGTAATCGTCCGTCACTTCGATCAGTTCGTAAGGCGGCTCTTTCATCTGAATGAATCGGCGTTTTGCCATCTGTCACTCCAAGGTCAGCATGTAAAGCGTGTGTTGGTACAAGCGCACGATTTCGTCAATCGTGTTCTGCAAAGCGGTTTCGTCCTTGTCGCAAATCTCGTAGCGGTTTTTCTCAATCCACTCCACCTGGTAGTCCAGCACCTTGCGAATGTCTGCCTTCTGGTCGTCTTCAGAACGAATGATGTTCATGCGCTTGGCGTAGTAGCCTTGGTACTGCTCAACAAAACCATCAAGCGCGTTCAGCAATTCGTCATAGAACTCATTGAGAGCCTTGTGCTCTGCGAAGCTTTTTGTCTTCCAGTGCGCCAAGTGGGACAAGTCACGGGCCAGCAGCCCCAGACTCACAAACTGTTCTGCCTTGTTCATACAAACCTCAGTCGATCAACAGCAGGAGTTCATCTTCCCGCTTGCGTTTGATTATGCGTTGCATCGTTGCGCGTGCCGCAGCAAGAGCGCGTTCAGCATCAGCGCGGCGCTGCACATGCTGAGCCTCAATACGCGCAGCCTCCAGCACCTCAGCAACAATGCGAGCTACCTCACCTGCATCAAAGGCAGCAGGTACAGCAATGCCAACGCGAGAGCCGTCAACAGAAAGCACCTGGACGGATTTCGTTCCCTCAGAAACGACAACAGGCTCAGCCTTCTCCACCACAGGGTCAATGGCTCGCTTGATCTGCTCGCGCAGTTCATTTGCCCTGGCCTTCTCGCGCTCAAAGTCTTCATCACGTTTCTTCTGGACCTTGCGACGATGCTTTTCATCACCCGGCCCAATGTCAGCCGTTACAACCGGCTGCGGCTGAGGAGTTGGCGTGACCGTGCCGGTAGCTGCGAACGCATCAACCTCAGTCTCTGTCGCGGCCATGTAGCCACTGACAATGACCACGCCCTCAGCGGAGAATGTGTCAACCTCAGATTCAGTCGCGGCCAAGTAGCCGCTAAGAACGTTGACGCCAGTGGCAGAGAAGACATCAACACCCGTCTCAACGGCTGCCATGTCTCCATCGTTGATGTTGACGCCAGAGGCAGAGAACGTGTCTTGTCCAGTCTCGACAGCGGCCATGTAGCCGGTGACGATGACTGAACCAGTGGAAGCAAAGGTGTCCGAGCCCGTCTCGGTAGCCGCCAGATAGCCGTTGTTGACATTGATGCCCTCAGCGGAAAACGAGTCAACACCCGTCTCCGTCGCGGCCATGTACCCGACAGTGGCGGACCAATACGACAGGTCCCATCTTCCCTCGCCCCACTGCGCCATCTTGGGCCTCTATCAGTTGGCCGTCAGAGTCGCGCTGTTGAGCGTCACCGTCTCCCCAGCATCAATGCTGGTCGTGTCCAGAATGATGTCCGCGCCCGAGCCCGACACACCCACCGTCAGGCCAGTGATGACATCGTTGCCGTTGCTGTCGCGGATGCGAGCAGCAGCCGCAGTGCCAGTGGCATCAGCGCTGGTGTCGGAGCGGGGGAAGCCCGAGAACGTCAAAACGCCACCACTTGCCGCGCCAGCGCAGGGGTCAGCAAACACAATCGTTGCCAACACCGTGCCCATGCCAGTCGTGCCGATCTGGAGGTAGCCAGCGCCAGAGCCGCTGTCAATGACGCCAGCCACAGCGTCAAGGCGGGCATTCTTTGCTGCTGTTGAATAAATCACTGCCATGTCAATCTCCTAATCACATCGGCATTTGAGGTTGTTGAGCGATCTGTGGTTGCACAGCCGGAGGCAGTGGAGCACCACCGGCCAACGCGGCCTGAGCACCAGGCTCCATTTCATCGACTTCGCGCACTTCAACGATGTCGCCATTGGCATCACGGATCGGCACACGGCGCTTCTTGCGACTGACCGCATCCATCAACTGAGCCAACTGCTGCTGGGTCTGTACCTGAGTGTTCAGAGCGCCAGTGGTCATCATGTGAATGTTGTCCAGCAAATCACCCAGCTTGCTACCAGCCTCCGGGTTCAAACGCAGCATCTCGCGCATGTTCTCGAACTGCTGATTCATCTTGTCCATCTCGGCCTTCATCTCGGCCTTTTGCATGTCAATCGTGGCCTTGAGTGCCGCAACCTCTTTGTCCGTCTGCGACTCAAGCAAAGCGATCTGCTTGTCAGCCTCGATCTTTTGCATCTCGATCTGTTGGTCAATCGTGGGCTGGGGAGGCGCAGGCGGCTGCATGAGCTTTTGCTGCATGGCGCTGATGGCCTGATCGAGAACAGACTCAATCTCGGTGCTCACACGGAACTTCGCCACACCCCACTGGAGCAGCTTCATCAGCACAGGCGCAGCGCCCGGATTTTGCTGAGCCATCGGAGCGACTTGAGAGATGAACGCGCCCATGCCCTGGAGGAACTGAACAGCAGCATCACGCTCAGCCGCCCAGTCCAACGCGGCCATCGAGTCAGCCTCAATGGACACCCGGTACTCGGTCATCTCCTCGTTCTTGAGCAACTCCACGCCCTGCATGGCAAACTGAGCATCGGGCGTGCGCTCAATGTTGGAGCGACGGATGATCGTCTCGGGCTGGAAGTGCTTGCAGATAATCTCTGCCTTGATACGCAGCAGATTGGTGATCCATTCAGCAATGTAGAACTGCTTGAGTTGCACCCGCGTAGAGCCAAACTGAGCTTTGATCTGCTGAGCAGCCGCCGTCTCACTGGCCTTGCTGGTGCCGCGCATGATGTCGGAGATGCCCAGCACCTCGTAAATCTGCATCACCTTGTCTTGGCGGTACTGGCGAAGCTGATTGATACAGTTCACCACCTGGTCAATAGGAGCAAAATCAATCTTGCCCTTCACACCACCCGCCTCAGCAAACATCGCCCAGTTGTCCACTGGAACCAACTGGTTTTCAGCCGCTTGAGAGAACATCCGACCCACGCTGTCACCAGCCGTGCGGTCATACACACCAGCAACCTTGGCCGCACGCGTCAGCCAAGTAATCCGGGTGTTGATTTCGTCCAGTTCATTGAACTGGTCCTGAGCAAAAATGTAATCAGCGCGAGGGATGTAGTTGGAAGTCGTGACGTTGGCCGTCAAAGGCTTGGGACACGGGAAGAACCCCTCCAAACCCAGAGGATCGTCTTTGACATCAAGAATCGTGCTCGCGCCCTTGGCAAACCAATAGACCTTGCGCGTCTCCTTGCACCAAATCTCATACACCTCACCCTTGTTCCAAGGGTCATACTCAGGCGAGTCGTTACGGGTGTTGCCATCACGGTTTTGACGCGTCAGAGGAACTGTGCTGGCAATCTCCTTGCCAAAACGCTCAACCAACTGGTCCTTGGTCATGTACACACGACGCGCAACCCAACGCACTTCTTCCCAAACGCGAGCCGGGGACCAGAAAAAGTCGTTCCAGAAAATGTAGTCCAGTGGCGCCTCTTCCTCGACAATGCGCTCACCACTCTCAGCCGGACTGATTTCGTTGCCGAACTCGTCAAAAATGGCCTCAACCTCATAAGGCTCAGTCTTGACCTCGTAACGCAACCAACCCTGGCCCATGCCAATCGTCAGCCAGTCCTCAATCGAGTTGCGAACGTTCGCGTCCCACGGACTTACGTTGTCATCGAAGCTGCGGTTGAGAAGACGCTGCATCATCGTGCCCGCAACTCGGGCCTGATCGTCCTCACTGTCCTGCCAGCTTCTCGATACGTCTGCACGCGGGGGGCGTGCATACAACATACTCAAAAGAACCTGGACCGTACTCCAGAACAAGTTGACCCTGGACTGATCGCGCCCAAAGTCCTCTCGCTTGTCCAAGTAGCGATGATTGATCCTCTTGGCATCTTCATGGAACTTGGCAAGTTCCTTCTGAGCAGCGCTGATTTCAATCGTCCAACGCTGCGCCAAACCCGCAGGCGTGTTGTTGAAATCCTCGTTGCTGGTGATTTGACCTTGTTCCATTACCCAATCCTTCCTGACTGGACGGGAGCGGTGTCCCAAATATCATCTAGAGCGAACGCATAATTGCTCCCAATCGCCCCAACTGTTGCGATTTTAGTCTTGCCTTTCGATTTCCTCACCGCTTTACGCGCAGCCAACGCCAAATACCTGAAACTATCAGCCGCGTGGGAGTGTTGGTCGTGTTTGGGACGGTTCCTGTACGTCTGAGCCTTCTCGTCCCACTCCCTCATGTACGCCCGCAAGTGATCTACACCGTCATACGTCTTGTCTTCATCAAACCAACAATCAGGCAAGATCAATCTCGCAGCCTCAATCCCGTCCTGCAAACTCAGTTCCGGCACAAGTTTGGGTTGAATCCCGTTCTTCAGGAACTGTTCAATGATTGACTTACCCGTCTGAAGACTCTTTGCACGCGCATCATGGGGCAAAAACACCTCCCCCACCTGGTACGGCCTGCTTTTGACCCAATCAATATAGTGCTGGATCGGCTGGTTATCGTTCTCCATGAAATCCACCACCCGATACCCATCAGGCGTCTCCTGCCAACCCCACCATGAGCAAGAATCTGTGTAACCCAAGTCAGCCACCAGGTTTACCTTGAGTTCAGGATCAATTTCCTGCTTACCCACCCTCCCATCGGCATACGCGTCCCCAATCAATTTGGCGTAGTACGCCCCAGGAATGGCCGCATCGAAGGAACACTCATACTCGACGGCATACGTGTCCTCCGTCATCTGAGCCTTCGCATCCCTCAACTCGTCCGGGTGAATAATCCCCGTCTTCGAGGCCGGTAGCTCCAAAAGCAAATGAGTGTTTGGATTAATCCGCGCTTCTTCCCTCAAGTTCCAAAACAAATTCTTGCCCTTGGGCGTCCCCGCAAAAATCGCCCACCCCCGCCGGTCGGACAACGCCGGACGCAGTGCGCTGTACCAAGCGCTTGGCCGGATGTCCCCAATCTCATCCAACACCACACCATCAAAATACATGCCCCGCAAAGCATCGTAATTGTCCGAGCCCGCAACATAGATCGTGCTCTCGCCCTTGTGCCCGTTGTTGATTGTGATCTTTAGCTCAGCCTCGTTCGGCGGCTTGGCCCAGTACGGACGCGTCAAGTCCTTCAAGTACCCCCACGCAACCCTCTTGGCCTGGTCCCGCTGCGGAGCAAGGTACGCAAACTGCGGCTTGGGCAGGGATGTTTCGAGCGCCCCAATCACCAAGTCCGCACACATCGCCACCGTCTTGCCAGCGCGTCGGTGCGCCACCACCACCGTCCACCTCTTGTCCCGGTTGTGCAACGGCTTGAAAACCTCTCGGGGCTGGTATTCCTGAAGATTCATTCA